GAGCTAAAATTTTTACTGCAGATTTTTTACCTTCTAGTTTTTGTATATTGTCAAATAATTCTTGTGTCTTATTACTTCTAGATCTAAAAGGTTGACCAATAAATCTATCTACCCATCTTTCTAACATACTATCGCTGTATGCAAGATCTTTACCTTTTTGCACAAGAAGCTTACCTATTTTACCTGTGCCAACAACAAAAGGTACAATAGGAAAAGCAAGCTCTGATCCAAATTTTAATCTGTTTAATAGTTGTCTTTGAGCATCTTCACCGCCCTGTTCTTTTGCTTCTCTATCTAATCCTGTAGGTAAAAAATCTAAAAAGTCCCAATCACCAAATGTTCCTATGTCTTCTACATCAGATACAATAAAACCAGTTCCTATACCTCCACCCACTGCTATGGCTACAAATTTATCTGTGCCTGTTATTTTATTTAATTTGTTAGCTTCTTTAACGGCCCTTGCTGCGTTTACATTATTAGAAGTTTTTACGTATCGACCACTTTTAATACCACTAACTAATTGTCTAACCTTTTGAGATGTTTTTGCTATAACAGGTATGGCTGTTTTTTGTGCTATCTTACCTGCACCATACAATTGACCTATAGCTTCTGTAATTTTACCTGCTGCTGTTTCTGCTGCTACTTCTTCTGATGCTTGTTCTATTTTACCTAAAGTTGTTTGTTCAAAAGCATCATTAAGTTTACCTGTTAAAGTCTCATCTACTGGTATACCTTCTTCTTGAAAGATGTCGTATAGCAGTGTTCCAAACGTTACAAGTCCTTTTGGTATTTTTATACCAGCACTAATACCAGCACCTGTTAAAGATTCTATGAGAGATGCGTCTCCTTCTACTTCTTTACCTTGTACTTTATCTACAATTTTACTTATACCTCTTACGACCTCTTCTTGAACCGTGCCTGTTTTAGTGTCAGGAGAAATAACGTTACCAAAAAAAGGAGTCCCCTCTTCTTCTGGGTTTGGAATAGGTTTTGCGTCTTCTGTTAAAGTACCTTTTTCTAATTCTTTTGGAACTTCCTCAATAATTTCTTCTTCCTCAAGTAATCCAAATTCTTCTGGAAATTTAAAGGTGTCTGACATTTAAGCTCCTTTCTATTTTTTAGCTAAAGGTGGTGGAACTTGAGTGAAATTAACGCCATCAAAAATAAAAAAGTCGTCTTCTTCAATTAAATAATACACCTCACCTGTTTCAAAATCTCCTGGTTTTTTTGATTTTAATTGTTTTAATTTTATTTTTTCACCTGTTTTTCTTGTTTTAGGTATAGGTTCCAATACATCATAATCTTTGCCTTGCACAAAAACGTCTTGAGTTTTAGATGTAATTTTTAAAAGACCTGGTCTTTTTTCTAATTCTTTTATAGCTTTTTTTACAGATTGCTTTTCAAGATAGCTATATTTTTGATTTTTTGCAAAATCTTTTATTTTTGAAAGATCATCCATTATCGCTTTATCTTTATCACGTTCTATTTTACCTGGACTGTCTCCTTTTCTATATAGCTCTTTTATTCCAAATACAGGTCTAAACTCATCTAATGTATATTTTTTCCCTGTGTCAGGATTTGTTAAAAATTGACCATAACTTCTATACGCTTGTTCAGCGCTACCTGTTCCCAGTTTTCCTATTAAAGATGCTGTTAATTTTCTTCTACTTAAGTCTCTTCTTTCCTGAGCTGCAACTGCTCTTTTTAATGGATCTCTAGTTGCACCCGCAATCTCTTGTAATTTAGTACCACCCGCTGATTCACCACTTATTAAGTTTTGACCTGTTTGTAATAAAAATTGTGTTAATGGATTTGATAAAGGACTAGCCCCTGCTCCTGAGATAGCATCAATTAAATTTACTCTTTGTTGAATTCTTCCAAGTTCACCTTTAAGTTCGTCAGATACAGCTTTTTCTGCAAAAGACTCTCGCGGCTTGATACCCGTCATGATGCCCTCCATGACTTCTCCGCCTTTTCTAAACATTGGTCTTTTTAAAGTTATACTCATTATACTATTTTAATTTGTTGTTGAGGTGGACTAATTAATCTGTAAATACCAGCTAATGTTGATGCAGTTCCTAAACCTGTAGCTAATGGTGATGGTGTAGCTGCAGGTGGTAATATTTGTTCTCTACCAGGATATCCGGCGATTAATTGTGTAACACCAGAACCAAATTGTTGTGCTGCTTCTAGTGGTTGTAATGCTTGTCTTGATGCAAGTTGTTGTTGCGCTGTTAATTGTTGTTGCGCTCTCGCTGCTTGCTGCGCGCCTAAACCTGTTAGTGCTGATATCTGTTGACCTAGTAATGCAGGTGTTTGTTGAGCTAATCCTAATTGACCAGATCCTAATATTTGTTGTTGATTAAAAGCTTGTGCAGCTAAATTTTGTGCTTGACCAAAACCTTGTTGTAATAATTGTGCTTGTAATGCTGCTCTGTTTCTATCAGATGCTGCTTGAAACTCTGCTCTTTCAACACCTTCTCGTCCGCCACCAAATGCTCCTGCAGCAACTGCTCTTGCAGATAATGCAGGTAAACCTTTAGCTGCTTGTCTATCAAACTCTGCTAATGTTGTGTCAATAACATCCTGTTGAAAAGGAGACATGTAAGATTGGTAAGCTGTTGGACTTACTAAATCTTTTGCTGCTTTTTGTGCTGCAGCTGCTTCTGTTAAAAAAGGTTGAAAGCCACCAAGACCGGTTGCTAATTGTTCTGCTTGTGTTGTTAATGCTCCAGGTCCAGCAACAAATTGTGGACCCATAATAGTAGAAAGATCTGTTTCTTTAAAACCACCAATAGCTTTTGTAAGATCGTCTAGATATGTTTTTGCACCTGCTTCTATAAATTCTGCTGGGGCTGTTCTTACTACTTCTGACATTATACTTTTCCTCCTGCCTCTAACATTTTCATTTGATCGTACATTCTCTGTGCGCCTAGTTCTACATTACCGTCGCCCATGCCTCTTACAGCATCAGCTGTCATAACAAACTCATTGTTAGATAACATGGCTGGAATGTCGTCCTCTTTTTCTTTTATACCAACTGGTGGTATAAATCCACCAGTTTCTCTTAAATCTAATTCTTTAACACCTGCTTTGTTTTGCCTTATAGGTAGACCCTCGACGCCCGCTGCTTGCATGGCATTCATGCTTGCGCTATCACCTACAGCCTTCATCATTCTACCACCTATAGCCGCTAGACCTCTTCCTTCTGTTTTCATCATACTCATTCTATCAAATTCTTCCATTGCTTTATCTGCTGCTTCTTTAGGAGAAAAACCTAAATCTATATATTTTTCATATAAAGCTTCTAATATTTTATCGTTCTCTATATTAGATGCCATTTTTATTGGAATGTTTTCTTCTATTCCAAAGTCTCCTGGTTTTGGTCCAAAAGGATTTACAGGTTGTGTTGGGTCTGGTGGTAATACTGGACCATCAGCAAAACCTACTCTACCACCCACAGCATACTCTGATGTATTTGTTGTAACAAAAGCTGCTACTTCTTCTTCTGATGCGTTTGGATTTAAGTTTCTATAGTATTGTTCTAAATATCCTGATGGATCTCTGGCTAATTCTGCTTCAGCTTGTTCTGGTGGCATTCCTAATGTTTTTGTTAAAAAAGTAGATACTGCACCTAGTGTAGCTAGTTTAGTTATACCACTCATTTTACCATCACCTATACCTAAAGCTTTTGAGAATGGGGTACCTTTTCTAAAAACTTCACCTCCAGTATCTACCATCTGTGGTCCTAAAAATTTATCTGCTAAAAAAGCTTTTGAAGCACTTAAATTTTTTAATACATTTCCTGGATTAAATATTCCTCCAAAACCAGAGCTAGCAACGCCAGTTCCAAATTTTGCACCTAAAGCTCCAAGTCCTGCTGTACCTGCGTATAATAATGCAGCTTTACCTATTGGAGACTTTGCAATCTTCTTTACGCCTTTAGTAACTTTTTTAACAGCTTTTTTAATACCACCAAGTATAGCAGGTTCTCTAGGTACAACATCCATGATGCCTCCACCCATTCTTAATTGTCTCTCCATCTGTCCTCTTGATATTGTCATAATTTAGCTAAATTGTTAAGGCAGGCATAAAATCCTGTATTTTTCAATCTACTTGGTTTTGCCAAATAAATCAAGACTTGGCATGATGACTTTGATATCTCTTCTTATATCTGCTTCTGGCACTCCTTTTGCCTTCCATTCCTCGTCATTTTTGTATACCTCGCCTGTTTTTAAATTAGATATAGTCTCTATTATCTCTTTTGGTTTTATTACTTCCATTACGTTGTTACCTCTCTTGGCTGTATCTCTAATATAGAGGCTATAACATGAAGCTCGTTGGCATCACTAGCCTGCACTTTTAATATCTCACTCTCCTCCATAACCAAAGGCTGTGTTAAAAGCTCTACAGTCGTATTAGAAGATATAGCTTTTGTTTTAAATAAGCTGAATATAGCACCACTAGAGTCAACTAGGGTCACGGTTAAATTAGCTCCTGATCCAGCATCTTCAGAAACTAATATTGATTTTACAACTGTCGTCGTTGCAGTGGGAACTGTATATAAAGTTGTAAGATCTGTTGTAGTTAAATCTACTTTTTTATTTTTAAAACTATTAGCCATTAATTTAAAAAGAAGTTTTGTGCATCAACTTCATCCTTTAATTCTTGTTGATAGGTTGTATTTAATTTTTGCACTATCGCATCAAGATCTCTTACCTGCGCATCAGCTACATCTTGTCTGTATGTAGGTGATGGTCTTGTTAATATTTGCACTATCTTCGCCATTATCTTCTTCCGTCTGGTTGTATGTCTAATCTAAATCCACCAAGTTTCCAATTCTGTGATGATCCTGTGTTAGCTATTTTTAAAGACACAGCTCTTGCCCTAGCTCTTGTATCTACTTTAGTTGTAGATGATGTAACTGTAAAAGGACCAAGAGGTGAACTCGCTTGACTGCTATTAGAAAAGTTTCTTAAATTTAATGTAATTTGTGTGTTACCTGTTTGAGATAAAAAGTCAGGTATAAACCTTCTAATCTTTGCAAAAAATTCACCATCACCACCCTGACTTATATCAAAGTCTCCTGATTGTATGTTTGCAGCTACTGTTGTTACTGCTGTGGATGTAACTTGATCTGTGCCGGTTTCATGTTCGTAATAAATAGTGCAACCGTCTGTGTTACCAACAACATCATAAGATGCGTTTGAATCGGCGTCATAGTCTGTTGCATGTGGTTTACCAAATACAGAGGAGTCTTGCCATGTAGTTCTATCTAATGTGCCAGTTGTCCATATTGGTCTGTCTGGAGAAGACTCTTGGTAATTATAAGTTACAACTCTATCTACAACTGTAGAGTTCTCTGTACAATAAAACCAATTAATTTCACCAAACAAATTATTTAATCCTGCATTAATTAATTGTGATGCTGTTGTATTTAAATCATTATAGACAAAATCTTCTACTAAACATGGTAAAGTTTGAAGAGCACCAGCATATTTAAAGAAACCATTTTCTGACATCCAGTACGCAGCACCATCAACTTCAACGGCTGCATTCTGTCCTATCAATCCACAGTTAGTACCTACTTGTGTAAAACCAAAAGTAAAAGGCGGACCGATAAAACGCATTGTAAATAATGCTGTGTCAGTCCAAACATAGATCGCATCTCTACCTCTAACAGCTCCTACAATTCTAGATCCATCTGCAAGTCTTTGTGTGCCTGCTGTGTTAGTCGCTGTAGGCGTATAACTATTAATATCTTCCTGATTAGAGAATCTAATAAACATTTGATCTTG